AGCCGAAGCCCAAGGAGAACCTTGAGCGCGCGAACCGTCGGTGGGCCGCCTGATGTCTCGCCCCCAACGCCGCGACTTCTCCGACCGCGTCCTGACCCAGATCGACAAGGACCGCCGCACCGCCGCTCAGAAGGCGCGGGACGCTATGGTTACGTCCGATGCCAAGCTGGCCACCGCCAAGGCCATCGCCGGCATTGGCCAAGCCGACATCGTCTTGCATTGCGAAGGCGTCCTGGCGGCCGTGAAGGATGCGCTGTGCGCCCGGCTCGATGCCGAGGGCGCCGCCTCCACCTTCGGCCGCTTCGCCCATGTCTCGATCTACACCGGGCCGATCCGGCGCGCCGCCGCTGAGCAGGCGTTCGCCAGCCTGACCAAGGCCGCCAACGATGGGGGCCGCGATGAATAGGCGCGACCTCGTAGCGTTCGAACTGTTCTACGCAGACACCCTGCGTCGGGAAGCTAAGGCTCGGGCCAAGCGCTACCCTCAAGCGGCCGCGCTGCTCACTCGCCATGCTGAGGCTGCCGTAGCCCGTGCTGAGACCATCCGCTGCGGCCCTCTCTTCACGGAGAAGGCGGCATGATGGACCCGCGCGACCAGGACGAGGGTCCGAACCTTCCTCTGAACCTAGAAGCTGAACAGGCCCTGCTAGGCATCCTGCTCTTCAGCAACGAGGCGCACAGACAGGTCCACGACCTTGTGTCCGCTGAGGATTTTTCCGAGCCATTCCACCAACGCCTGTTTGGGGCCGCGGCTGATCTGATTGTCTCCGGCAAGCTGGCCGAGCCGACTACGCTTCAGACCGCCTTCGAGCACGACCCCGCCTATGGAGAGTTTGGCGGGCTGCGCTATCTCGCCGATCTTGTTGACCGGGCCCCGCCTGCCGCGAACGCCCGCGCTTATGCAGAGCAGATTGCCGACACGGCCGTTCGACGCCGCCTGATCAAGATGGCGGCCGAGGCGCAGTCCCAGGCCCGAAACCCCGATGTGACCGGCTATGCGGCCGTCGCCATGGCTCGAGCTCAACTTGAAGAGGCTGAGCGCGGAGCCGCCCCCGAAGACGCTCTGTTCGTCAACGCGTGGGACGCAGCCCAAGCCCGCATGGACCGGCTGGAACTGGAAGTGGCGACCGGCAAGCCCAAGGGCGTCCAGACCGGCCTGTCGTCGATCGACAAGCGCCTCGGCGGCCTGCTACCCGGTTCGGTCATCGTCATGGCCGGGCGCCCCGGCATGGGCAAGACGGCGCTGCTCGGCAATGTCCTCTACGGCGCCGCGCTGCGGAACCCTGGGAAGCTCTTCGCCGGCTTCTCGCTGGAAATGGACACCGACCAGCTGAACGACCGCGCCCTGTCGCGCCTGACGGTCGAGGAAGATCAGCCCGTCAGTTTCTCCGACATCGCCAAGGTCCAGCCGTTGACGAGCTTCGACCTGCAAGCCCTTCACCGCGCGAAACAATCCATTCCCAAGAACCTCTGGCTCCGCGACCGCGCCGGCGTGTCCGTTGAGGATGTCAGCCGCGCCGTCTGGGCCATGAAACGCCGTGGCGATCTGGCGGCCATTGGCATCGACTACCTGCAGCTGATGCGTCGCCCCGCCCTCGCCGGCCGCAACGAGGCCAGCGCCATCGCCGAAATGACCGGCGCCCTGAAGACCCTGGCTCGTGAAGCCAAGATCGCCATCATCCTGCTCAGCCAGTTGAACCGCTCCGTCGAGAGCCGGGACGACAAGCGGCCGATGCTGTCCGACCTTCGGGAATCCGGCTCCATCGAGCAGGACGCCGACGCCGTCCTCTTCCCCTTCCGCGAGGTCTACTACCTCCAGAAGGCTGAGCCGAAGGCACACACCGACGCTCACCTGGAGTGGGTAATGGAGGTCGCCGGCCTGCGCACGCGCATGGACGTGATCATCGCCAAGAACCGCCACGGGTCCGAGGGCAGCGAGCCCCAGGATTATCGGGCCGAGATCGACCTCATCACCAATACGGAGCGGTCATGAGCCTGAGCCTTTCAGCCCTGCGCGAACTCGTCGACCTCGGCCTAACCGCCGAGCAGATCCTTCGTGTCGCCGAAGCCCAGGCGGACACCCCAGCGACCGAGGCCTCTCGCCCCAGGTCGAAGGGCGCCGAAAGACAAGCCCGTTACCGTGATCGCTTGGAAGCCTCAGGCCTGACGACAATGCAATGGAGGGAGTTGTCGCGGAAGATCATCGAGCGAGACAAGGCATGCGGTTATTGCGGCTCCACTAACCGGCTCTGCTGCGACCACATCAACCCGCTGATCAAAGGTGGCGGCAGCGATGAAACAAACCTGGTCGCCGCATGCTCGGCCTGCAATCAGGAGAAAAGCGGACGCTCCGTCGAAGAGTGGAAAGGTCCACAGTGGGCCTCGGCTTGGCGCGAGAAGCGTTACGTAACGCCCTCGGAACGTCTCGTGACGTTACAGGGCGAAGCAGCCTCCCTCCCTCTCCCTCCTTCCCCCCAGACCCCCCAACCACCCACACCCTCCCGCGAATATAATACCCCCCTACCCCCCGAGGGCCGTTCGCGACGGAAGCCGTCCAAGCCGATCCCCGATGGATTTCCGACGGCGGACGCCATCGCCGAGGAGCAAGCGAAGGCCCGAGCAGCCGGAGCTAACCTGGACGTGACAGCCCAGGCCGAGCGGTTCCGCAATCACGCCGCCCAGAACGACCGGCGCTGTGCCGACTGGCGGGCTGCGTGGCGAAACTGGATCTCGGGGGCCATCGAGCGGGCACCGAAGACCGCCGTCGCGTCGCTGGCCCAGCGCCAGGCCCAGGCCCAGCCCGCCGACGATCGCTGGCGCCGCTGGATCCGCGAATACCGCCAGAACCGCTACTGGCCCAAGGACGACGCCGGCCCGGCCCCAGGCGCTCCCGGCTGCCGCGTCCCGCAAGCCATCCTCGCCGAGTTCGGGTTCAGCCCGGCTGCGGCGAACGACACCCCCAAGCCTGACCTGTTCGAAGGAGGAGCGGCGGCATGAGAAACCGGACCAACGCGAAACACCACATTTCGGCCGAGCAGGCGCGAGATCTGCTTCGCTACGAGGCCGAAACCGGCCTTCTATTCTGGCGCGAGCGTGGCCGTGAGCATTGTGCATCTGACCACGAATGTCAGCGTTGGAATACGCGTTTTGCAGGCAAGCAAGCGCTCACGGCAGTTGAGGGTGGAGGGTATCCATTCGGCACGGTGCTGGGTCTCAGGTGCAAGGCCCACCGCATAATCTGGCTGATGCAAACCGGTCATTGGCCCGAAGGCGAGATCGACCACATCAACGGCGTGCCCAGCGACAATCGCTGGATAAATCTCCGCGAGGTCTCGCACGTCCAAAATCTGCGGAACAAGAGCCAGCAGGCGAACAACACGAGCGGCGTTAATGGGGTCTACTGGAGCAAACGCCACTGCAAGTGGCGAGCGATGATCAGCGTCGACGGCAAGCTCATCAGTCTCGGCTACTTCTCGACCGTCGATGAAGCGGCGATCGCTCGGTCAGTAGCCAATGATCAGTACGGGTTTACCGCCCGCCACGGCACATAGGGGAAACAGTCATGAGCAAGCTCTCAAAAAGTAGATCGCGCCTCCGCAAGGGCCGCTACGCCAAGCCATCCGCGCCCCGGATGATCGGGGCCAACGACAACCACCCGGCCGCGGTGAATGACAACGCGGCGCCGGTCAGCATTCGTGGACTTCGACTAACCGATAAGCAAGCCGAGCGCTTTGCCGAAGCCCAAAGGCGGATCGGGACCAAGGATCTCGGCGTCCAGCGCAGCGGTCACCTTATGCTTGAGGCCCTGGACCGCGAGATTGATCGACTGGTCGGCTCGAATGAGGTCACTGCCCGGTTGAAGGAGATGGCCGATCTCGAACAGGTACGGAATGTCGTCCTCACCGACGTAACGGTAAAAGCTCCAGACGGGACGAGCGCCAAGACCAAGCGTGTCGAGCGGGACGGACTGGAAACGCTTCTTACTGCGAATTCCATAAACCGCACCCAGCACGCAGCCGGCCTTCGCTATCGGGCTGACTACGAGCTTTTGGACCCGGAAAACGGCCTGACCCCGCCCGCCATGGATCAGACGCGGAAGATCGTTCGCGGAGGCGACGGGTTCGCCCAGAAGCGGAAGGAGCGCGAAGAGTTCGTGCGCGATTTGGAGGCCATGATCCAGGAAGAAGATCCGAGCTGCCGCCGATCACTTGGGCGCTCGGATGTTGAGCGTATTGGTCGAGCCGTCTGGGCGCTTCGAGAGATTGCGGGGAAGGGCTCAAGCCTGATGTCGCTATCTTCCAGTGGATCGATCCAAACTCGTACATCGGACGCGTTGCGCACTGCTCTTGATTGTGCAGCTATCGCTTACGGATTGGAGTGAGACATGGAAGACGTCGACAAAGCCTTGCAAGAAGCCGACAAGCTGATGAACGCGGCAGAACGCAACAACGATATCCCGCTCGCTGCGGAACAGCAGAGAAGCGCCATATACGCGCTGCTTCGGCAGCTTTTGCTTGAGGTCTCCGACATCAAGGATGCGATAAAGGAGCGAGCCGCTTGACGCGGGAGAGCAAATCGCGGACACACGCCAAGAGCGCAAGACGCGCCCGATCAGCCCCGACCCGCAACGGCCGGGGCTTTTTTGTGCCCTAAACCCCTCCATGTGCGGCGCTTCGGCAATGGCTGGCTGGTAGTGAAACGGCCTGAAAAACAATCAACGGAATCAAATCATGGCCCAACGCGGCGGCGCTCGCCCCGGCGCGGGCCGAAAACCAGGTCAGGTGTCTCAGGCCAAGCGCGACATTGCCGAGATGGCTAAGGGCCACGCAGAGAAGGCGCTGGAAGTCCTGATCTCTGTGGCGAACAACTCCAAGGCCGCACCGGCAGCACGCGTTTCTGCAGCGTCGGCCATCCTCGATAGAGGCTACGGCAAGCCCAGGCAGGCCGTGGACATGGATGCTGCATTCGCCGGCTCGCTGACGGTAACCTACGTCACCAGCCCATCCGGTCCCGCGCCTACGCAGAGCGACGAGGACTACGAGACCGGCGAGTGATCTATGACCCTATCCCGGCCTTTCGGTATCTGACCGACCGGCCGCTTGGGTCGTACACGTTCCGGGCCGCGCATGGCGGTCGTGGTTCAGCGAAGTCCTGGTCAGTCGTGGATGCTGCGATCTTCCATACGGTCACGACCGTTAGGCTTCGCGTCGTCTTTCTCCGCGAGGTGATGGCGAACCTGAAGGAGTCGTCGCTGGAGTTGGTCCGCACCAGACTTCAGCACTTCGGTCTGCTCGGCACCTACTTCCGCGAAGTGGACGGCACTTTCGTCGGCCTCGGCGGTCAGAAGATCATGTTCATCGGTCTCTGGAAGGGCGGGAAGCCTGAGGGCATCAAATCGTTGGAGGGCGCCGGCCTGACAATCTTGGAAGAGGCGCAGGAGGTGAAGCAGGCGTCTCTGGACGTGCTGATCCCGACCGTCCTCCGCACTGTGATCTCAGAGCTATGGGCGATCTGGAACCCGCGTCGGGCAACCGACCCTATCGACGTCTTCTTCCGTGGCCCGGTGAAGCCCAAGCGCGCCATCGTCCGCAAGATCAACTTCGACCAGAACCCGTTCTTCCCCGATGCTCTGCGCGAGCTGATGGAGTTGGACTTCCTCAAGGACAAGCTCCGGGCCGCCTGGATATGGCTCGGCGCGTATATGCCGTCGGTGCAGGGTGCGATCTGGAACCGCGAGGCGCTGGACGAGGCATGGCGAGAGGGCCGGAACTCCACAGAGGGCGATTGGGGCCGAGTCGTTGTCGGGGTCGACCCTTCTGGCGGCGGTGACGACGTCGGGATCGTGGTCGCGGCCGAATACGGCGATGGCGCCATCATCCTTGAAGACGCCACCTGCCCCGCCACATCGCCGATGGCCTGGGCCACGGCCGTCGCCAAGTGCGTCGATCGCTGGAAAGCAGACTGCGTGGTCGCTGAGAAGAACTTCGGCGGCGACATGGTCGAGAGCACGCTCCGCGCCGGCGGCGTCAAAGCGCGCGTCGTCATGGTGTCCGCCAGCCGAGGTAAGCAGGTCCGCGCCGAACCAGTCGCCGCCCTCTACGACCAGAAGCGGATCAGGCACCGCGACCAGTTTCCGCTGATGGAGGCCGAGATGCTGATGACTACCCCGGCCGGCTATCAGGGCGACCAGTCGCCGAACCGCATGGATGCTCTGGTCTGGGCGGTGTCCAACCTAAAGATCCAGGCGCAATCGACCGTCGCCCTCTTCCTGTCGAAACGTCACCGGTGATGAATCCGGTTCGTCTGGTGGTGAACAACGCCACGCGCACGCTGCAGTCGATTCTGGGCGGGAACTTTCCCGGCCTCTATGCGCCGAAGCACAACCACGCGGCCGACTTCGGATATCCGGACGAAATCACCTTCGAACTCGCTTACGACGCCTACAACCGGGCGCCGTTGGGCCGAGCCGCCGTGGAAAAGACGGTTTCTAAGACCTGGCAGGACTATCCATTCCTGCAAGAGTATCAGCGCGACGGCACCAAGGACGGCGACCAGGGCGAGACGAAGACCGAGGCCGATATCCGTAAGCGGTTCGACGCCCTTCGCGTCTGGCAGCACCTCGCCGAATGCGACCGGCGCGGGCTGGTCGGAGCCTATTCTGGCCTGATCCTGCGCTTGGGCGACGACAAGCAGTTCCGTGATCCTGTCGACCGTGTCCGTGGCGGCCTGCTGGGCTTGATCGAGGTCATCCCCGCTTGGGAAGGCCAACTGACCGTCAGCGAGTGGGATACGGACGAGAAGTCCGAGGGCTACGGCCAGCCCAAGATGTTCAGCTATCGCGAGGGCGCGGTCGGCCAGCAGAAGCAGCCCCGCAACTTCGAGATCCATCCCGACCGCGTCATCATCTGGTCGCGCGACGGCACCCTGAACGGCCGATCCGCCCTTGAGCCCGGCTACAACGCCCTGCTCGACATGGAGAAGGTCCGGGGCGGCAGCGGCGAGGGCTTCTACAAGAACGCCAAGTCGGGCCTGTCGCTGGAGATCGACAAGGACGCCAAACTCGCAGACATGGCCCAGGCCGCCGGCGTCGAGACGACCGACCTCGTGGACAAGATCGGCGACCAGGTCAGGGACTTCAATCGCGGCTTCGACCAGCACCTCCTGATGCAGGGCATCAAAGCCACGCCGATCCAGGTCACCCTGCCCTCGCCCGAGCATCACTTCGCCATCGGCCTGCAGTCGTTCGCCGCGACCTTCCTGATGCCAGCCAAAATCCTGATTGGTTCGCAGACCGGCGAGCGCGCTTCGACCGAGGACGCCAACGAGTGGGCGACGGTCAACATGGCCCGCCGCAAGGACACGGCGATCCCCGGCATCATGACCTTCGTGCAGCGCCTGGTCCGCTTCGCTATCCTGCCCGCCGGCAAAGACTGGCACCTCGACTGGACCAGCCTGCTCGACCCGTCACCCAACGAGATGCTGGAGCGCGTCGAGCGCATGGCCGCGGTTAACGACAAGATGCGCGCCTCGGGGGAGACGGTCTTCACCGGTGACGAGATGCGCGCCGAAACAGGCCGGGAGCCGCTGAGCGACGCCGAACGGTTCCGGGACGAGCAGGACGATGACGAGGAGCAGGACGCCCTAGACCTGCCCGAGACCGAAGACGAGCCGGCTCCGGCCGCCTGATCCACACACAATCGAAGGAGGCCCGCGTGCATAAGCCCGCAGCGCCGACGCGCGCCTTCCTGGTCAACAAGGGCCTGACGGCCGGTGACCAGGTCCGCGTCAACATCCGCACCTTGGCCAACTCGGCGGCGATCAAGCGCGAGAAGCGCAACGGTCGCGACGTGATCATCGTCCCCTCGGCGACCCTGCCCGACGACGTCGTTATGAACGACATCCTCTACCCCGCCGCCGAGATCGCCAAGTCGTTCAAGTCACTGGAGCGCACCCCGGCGCCGCTGGGGCACCCCTCGGTCAACGGCAAGTTCCTGTCCGCCCGCGACCCCGAAGGCCTGAACCAGGGTTGGATCGGCGCCTGGAACGAGAACGTCCGTCAGGAAGGCGGCCGTGTCCTGCTGGACAAGGTGATCGACGTCGAGCGCGCCAACCAGTCCGAGGGCGGCAAGCGCGTGCTGGCGGCCATCGACGCCGGCGATCCGGTCCACACCTCCACGGGCCTGCTGGCCATCATGGACGCCGCCAATGGCGACGTTCCCTACAAGTTCACCGCTCGCGACATCGAGTTCGACCACGACGCCATCCTTCTGGATGAAGACGGCGCCGCCACTCCCGATCAGGGCGTCGGCATGATGGTCAACTCGGCGGGCAAAGAGATCCAGGTCGTCAACTCGGTCTTCAGCGATGAGGCCGAGCGCGAACTTGGATGGGCGGTCGAAAGCGCCGTCCGCGCCATCGAGAAGGTCCGAAAGGCCTCCCTGATGGAGCGCGTTAAAGCAGCCCTTATCGAGGCCCTTTCCGGCTCCGAGCGGGACCAACCCTCCACCAACACATCGAAAGACGAGGAAGACATGGACAAGGTCCAGTTTGACGCGCTTTCCCAGAAGGTTGACGCCCTCTCGGAGAGCATGAAGCCCGATG